AAAATGGAGAAACAATGAACGATTTCGAAGGTGAAGAATTACGACAACAAGTTGATGGATTGCACGAATTGATGGAAGTGATTTTATCTTGTGTAGACCAAGATGATTGTTGTTTATCCGAAGAGGAGTAAATATGGCAAGTCAAAATAAGAAATATAATATTGATAAAACCCTTACGATGAGAAAGAGTGGTCAGGGTGAAAAAGTATATAGTCACGTTGGTGGCAAAACCCACGCTCTTGAACACAAAGCTATTTCTAAGGAAACAGCTTTAAAACAAATCAGGGACGTTACTGAGTCAGAAATACGAAGCCGCGAATATCACGGGCATCATATTGGTAAGAGACAGCAGCGAAGAACTAAATTTAGGAACTGATGGATGGCTAGTTCCGTATTACAAGGAAGTGCCGATACAATTCAAGACTGTGTAGCGGCGATGAATGCGGATATTAATGCAGCAACTGTTACAAATGTATTTGCTCAAGGAGTAGTTAAAGTAGGTTCGAGTAGATACAGATACTATTTTATTTATAATTAGGAAATGATATAATGGCATATAAAAGAAAACCAAAGAAGAAGACTGTAGCTAAGAAAAAACAAGCTGCGGCACGCAAACGGCCTGGCGGTTCTAATGTAGGAAAATATAAAGGAGTGAAAGCTTTTGCAGGTCCATCGGGAGGAGCACCCGCAGGAAGTTATCCTATCAATACTTTAACCCGAGCAAGGTCTGCTTTGAAATTAGCACACAATGCACCTCGTCCCGGGGGTATTAGAGCTGCAGTTTATAGGAAGTATCCTCAATTGAAACCCAAGGGTAAGAAAAAGAAATGAGCGTTGTGTCAGTTGATGAATACGAAGCTAGATTAAGAGAGAGAGTTGGTGAAGGTGAATACGAAAGGCATAAAGAACTTGTTCGCTTACTGGCTCGCAATCTGGCAATTGAAGATGTTTTATGGGAAGAAATAATAGAACATATCAAAAATATAGAATTACGCAGTATACTTTTAAAACAAAGAAATCAAATTGTTAAGGATATTCATACGGAATTTCGTGCCTTAAATATAGAAATACCAACTATTGTAGAAAAGAAGACCGAAAGCTTTATGAACTTCCTGGGGGATTTATCTGATGATGAAAGCAGTGAAGAAAGAAACGACGGCACTGAAGAGAGCGATATCCGGCAGGAATAGTTATGATTCCATTCGGATGGAAAAGTTCTTTGAAGAGATAAGGTGTGACGAAAGGAAAATGGAACTACTTATTCGTGCTTTTTGTGAAACATATTTAATAGATAAAAATCAAAGACCGCTTAGATTAAGACCGCTTCAAATAAAAATCATAACTAAATCATTAACTTATCCAAAAGGAAATCCCGATGTTCAACGTAAGATGGCAATTCTGGCGCCTCGCGGCAGTGGTAAATCGTGGGCACTTTCAGTGGCCGTTGTTATTTGGATGTTTTTTCGCCGCTTTAGGGACGTAGTGTTTGTTATAGCCCCCTCAGAAGACCAAGCTGCCTTGATTTTTAATTACGTCTATCGGCATTTTAGAGACAATACATTTCTTAATTCTTTGATTGGTGCATACAAATTGCATAATAAGCCTTCAATCAAGATGAAGGGTGGTACTTTATTACGCAGGGCCCCTATTGCTCCAAGTAATCAAGGACAAGCGATACGTGGTCAACACCCGACCTTTTTAATAGTTGATGAAAGTCCTTTAATAGCTGATACGCTCTTTATAGATAATGTAGAACCGTGTATTGTAGCAAATAAGGCGCCCTTTATTAATTTAGGGACTCCCAAAAGTAAGGAAAATCATATGCATCGGTATTTGTATAACGAGAGTTATGCAGATTCTTTTGAACGAATGCATTTCAACTGGAGAGACGCGGTTATAAAAGGAGAAGCCTACGAACCACCATATGATGAAGAGGAAATGTTAAACAAAATGATAGAGTGGGGAGAAGATTCCATTCATTGGAAAACGGAATATGAATGTGAATTTGTAGAAAGTGTATCGAATGTATTCAATACCCAACACTTGAGGAATTGTTTTGATGACTACGCCTTCATTGGACCCGAAGCCATTAAGCCCGATGGAAAGAAATTCACTAATTGTAGTGTCGCTGTTGACATTGGTAAATCTGTTAATAGCACAGTTATCAGCGTCTGGACTACCGAAAAATCTGAAGGGGGGAATATTGCACGTCTTATATACTTGGAAGAAATCGGTCCTAAATCTGGGGGACACGATATACCATATCAGCGAGAACGTATTATGGCAATTGCAAGAAGTTTTAGCGCCTCACGCGTTATTATTGATGCTACTGGTATTGGTGGTGCTTTTGAGCAGGAGATACGTTTAGAATGTATTCCAGAAAGTATACACTTCATTCCTTTCATTTTTACAGGAGGACCAAAAGGTAGTAAAACATATGCTTATCGTGATTATGTATCGTTTATTCAAAAAGGTATGGTCCGTGTTCCGAATCCCGAAAACTTAACAGGTTTAGATAAGAAACTTATGTCGAAATGGTACAAAGAACATTCTGTTTTGGAATATGTGATGGATGCTACACAAAAGACTGAAAAAATCGGGGCACCTACTGGAAAGCACGATGATTATTGTGATAGCTCAGTAATGGGAATACACGCAACATTGGGAATGTTACCCGCAGAAAGTAGTTTTACATCTATTCGACTGGGGGCAAACAAAATAAACCGGCGGGGCGCTTATAGCGGAGTTTCAATGGCTTCTAGCGGGCGTCCTCAAAATACCTTTTATAAACCCAACCCTCGTGGATTGTAAGGAAAACTATAAATATCAGCGAAAAGTATATAATTGTAGGTCATCAATGGGTCTTGGCGATTGGGTAAGCCGGAGATTTGCCACTGTAGGTAAAAATCCTCCGTTTAAAGAAGACGAACCGCTCGATTTCGGAGAGGGCGTGATTCGAAGAATTCGCCTTACGAAGGAGTATACATCCCATCAATTTGAACCCCATATTGGTGACAATCGTAAATATATGAACATATATTTATCTGACCCTATTATCAGAACCCTTATTGATTTACCCTGTCTTTATGCAGTAAAAGATGGTTATGATATTGTAACTGAAGATGAAGATTTGCGTAAAGAGATAACAAAGAGTTTTATTGATATTGATATTGATATGACTATTTATGGATGGTTAAGGAATGCACGTATTTTTGGTTCGGGATATTTAGAATGGACAGGAGATAATCTTATTTTACGTTCATCACAGAATATGTTTGTCCAAAGAAATGAACACGGTCAACTAATGTATTACTACCAGGAAGTAGGCGGAGATAGTGAAAACATCCGTTTTGAATCTGATGAAATTATAGAGCTACAAAATAACCCATTTGATGACTATGCCTATGGTTTATCCGATGTTCATACAGTAATGTATTTAGTTGATTTGAAAGATTATGCATTAAGGGATATAGGTATTGCGTTAAATAAACACGCAGTATCTCGTTTTGATATATCTTGCGGACTTCCGGATATGCCTTACGGTCCCGATAAGATTAATGAAATCGTGAGCGCTTTCAATGCTTTAGAACCTGGAGAAGATATTATTCACGGCAATGATATACAAATAAAAGAAATGGAAGGAAGCAGCCGCGCTTTTGAATATGGCAAATTTACAGATGATATAATGGATAAGATACACATTGCATTGAAAGTTCCAAAAACAATGTGGACTAATCCTGAACAAGCGCGTCCAATTTTTGAGCCATATGTTAAATATCTACAAAAAGCAGTAGAATCATCTATTAATTCACAACTGATGCCCCAATTAGGCGATGATGTGCGATTTAAGTTCAGGCAAATGAATGTGGAAGATGCTTTTACCAAAGCCAAGACGGATATGATATACCTTTCGGAAGGAGTACTTGCATCTTCGGAAGTCCGTGCTGAAAGAGGATTAGACCCAAATGGCACAGTTGATTTACAACCTACTACCCCTGATGTAAACATTTCAGGAGGAATGGGTAAAGATAAAAAGGAAGAGTCGCAAAGAACGGAACAGCGACGTGCCAAGCGGAAGAAAGGAAACAAACCCGCTGCTAATACAAAGGGAAAACGCAAAAAAACTGAGACTATTAACGTAAATAAGAAAGAACAAATTACGGAGGTAGTAGTATGAATCAAATGAAAAAATGCGTAACTGAACTTGGAATACGGCTTAAAAAGCGAGGCATAGAAAAACATCAGGTAATGGCACAAAATATGTGTTCAATGTGGGCTGATGAGAACGGTATCGAAAAAGAATTTGGTTTTCTCCAGCACGGTGCGGGAAATTTCGAAGAGACCAGAAAAACATTTGCTTTAGAGTTTTCTATTGAAGATATCGAAGCAGTTGATACTGATATGGCGGAAAATATTACAGAATTTTCTGTACGAGCTATCACATCAGGGCCGCACGAATACACAAAAGATGACCAGGAACACAAGGTTTATATAGAACCGGAACTACTTAAAGATAATATAGAGCTCTTTAGAGAGCTCCCTATATATGTGAATCATCAAAGGACGCCCGAAGATTTAATTGGAAAGGCAATAAATCCGGAGATTGAGGAACTTGAAAATGGAAAAACAGCCATTAAGATGTTGGCCCAGATAACTGAGCCGACAGAACGGGCTGATGAAGTGATAGGAAAGGTAAAGGATGGGGACATTACGAATGTAAGCATCGACTGGTTCTCTAAGGACGTCGATGTTATGGGTGACATTTATGCCACCAATATTCGTCCTGTTGAAGTGTCATTTATTGAAAACGAAAAGATGGAAGCGGTATGCGGGGAATGTACGATTGATACGAAATGTAATATACACGGTGAAAAACAAATGGAAGACAAAACAAAAACAAGTTGTTGCGATGCGTCTTCTAGTGGAAATCCGTGTGAATGCAAAAAACACGAGGTCGATAATATGAGCAAAGAAACAAATATAACTGACTCAGACAAGATTGTTGAGCGCGAGTTCGCTTCTTTGAAGACGCAGCTAGTAGAGATGGAGACTGCTCACACCGATTTGACCACCAAGTATGAGGAGGCCCGGAAAGAGATTGAAGGGTTTCACGCCAAGGAACAGGAGCGCACGGCTGATGAGGCCGAGCGTCGTAAGAAAACCCTGGTTAAAAACATTATCTCGAAAGAGGTACTGATTGGTGGCTTAAAGGATGATGAGAAAGATACCCGTTTTGATAGCTTGTTCGGATGGGAAGAAGATAAACTCGTGGGATTTAGCGAAGCATTGGAAATAGTTCCCATACCTGATACTGAAAAGTCTTTTGGTAAGGGGAAGGCGACTGATGCTGACGAGAAGGCTGTCGAGACCGAAGAGGTCGAGCGGCTTTTTGCGATGGGCGATGACGGAAGAATTCGTCTCAATAGAAAAGTAATAAAGGGTGACTAAAGATGGCAACAGAAATTTTAATTAATGATGGTGGTGCTCCGGCACGTATTTTGCCTTTCACAGCTGGTTCTACTATTAGTGCGGGCGACCCTCTGCAGCTAACTGCTGTGGATGAAGAGGTCGATGCTTGCACAATTAGTGGTTCCCAACTTCTGGGAGTGGCGCTTACAGCAGCTACTTCTGGAAATGTTGTGAATTGCATTAGCGGTCGCGGTATCATAGTAAAAGCATATGTCAGTGGGGCGATGGGTGCAGGTAATACACTTGCAACCTTTACCAATGGTAATTTGGTAAGTGGAACCGCACTTGGCGAGACTACAGCAATATTGCTGGAAGATGTAGCAGGAACTGCTCCTGTCTTATCGAAGGTAATGGTACTTTGAGGTGATTAAATATGGTAACAGCACAAACAGGTTTGCTAACTACTGTCAACACGGGGTCCTACGCTAATACCGGAGGAACTGGAGACCGTGTCCTTATTGATTATAAGGATGCAATTGTTGGTTATGAAACGACCAATCTCCCGGCCCTAGCAATGTTTACAGAAAGAATGCAAACAGATACAGGAGGAAGAATAGATATTACATTCAACCTGCCCTCGATGACTCTTGAGCAGATTGATGAAGGAAGCACTCCGCAATACCAGCACACGAAACTACGCTCCGAGCGAGTGGATGTGAGAGAATGGGGTATTGCTGTTGGAGTAACGCGTCGGATGATAGAGGACTCTCGATTCAATGAAGTCGAGATGGCTCTTAACGAGGCACGGAAAGCGGTGGACAGGCATCTGACCAAGCACGTTGTTTATGCGTTGTTTGGTATTGTAGATACAACCTTTAACACTGGTGTAGATGCGGCTAGCATTGGCGCGAACACAACTGAAGCAGATATTGTTGACTTCAGTGATAACATCTACGGTGGTTTCCAGGGGTCTGGTGGAACTGTAGGAACCGGTCGTTTGTACAACTATGGTTTAGTAAGTGACACAGATTTGGAGAGGGGTCACTATGTGACCGCAGCGAGTACGTCTGGCATTCTGAGTCTTTCTGACTTGACTAACGCAATCGAACTGATTGGGCAGCACGGATACAATGCGGATTCGGTGATAATTTCACCAGCCCATTACAAATCTTTGCTTGACTTGGCCGATTTCCAAACGGCGATTTCGCACGGAGGAACTGCCGTAACTGGTCAGCCTTATGTTGTGGAAGAAACAGAACCTTTCAAGAGAACTCTGGGTACAGGGATGGTAGGTAATCTGTATGGTCTAAACGTGTTTACTAATGCGTGGTGTCCTTCTGACAGATTTGGTATCTTTGACTTGGCAACTAAACCGATGGCTTACGTTGAAAGGCGTGGCCTGACGGTTGAGGAAGCAAATCCTGGTTTTGGTATTGTGGGGTCTTACCTATCAATGAGATATGGTTTGAAGGTCCTGCGTCCCGAGACTGGCGTAATCTGCGTTGCGGCATAGACACTAACTCTATACTGGTTGGGGGGTCCAGCTAAAACCCCCAAATGCTTACGGGTGAGCGTAAGCTTTCTTATTTTTTAGTTTTTATGGGGTCGTATTTTAAGCACAATCTTTAAATACAAATTTAACCAACATATAAACGAGGTGATTTATATGGCGCTTCGTGACAACGTATCAGGCAGAGAGTACGATAAATTCGTAAATACATCAGCGGGAACAGCCCTTAGGGTTGCAACGGTAGCTGGCGGTAGTGTAGCATCAAATTTGGTGACAGCAACCGGTAGTGCAGATATAACAACTACAGAAACTATATTAATTCAGAAACAAACTCTGAATGGAAAAACAGGTTCGTGGTTTGTTTATAATGCAGATATCACAGGAGCTGACGCTGAATCAATTGATGTGAGGATGTATAGTGCTTATGCATCGGGTGCATCTGATTTGACAATACCAGCAACTGGCTCTACAGAGTGGGATGTGGTGGGTTCAACTATTACTATTGCATCCAAAGGTACCAAACACATTCCGTTCAACAATGTTTACCGATATGTCGCTCT